TCTATGTTTGATAAAACTTCAGAACTTGATGCACACAACGATTGGAATTATGATGGGAACTTTTCCATACCTGCAAGAGGTATATTGTATTTAAATAAAGAAAAAGTATTTGGAACAAATATACACGAACAAGAAAAAGAACCCGGAAAAGAAATAGGCGGCCACCCTGGACAACTACTTCTATTTAAAGTAACCGAAAATAGTTACCATAGTGCTGGAATGGATGTTAAAGATGATTTTAGAATTTGTTGTAATTGGCTTTTAAATAAAGAAGGGTCTCCTCACCAATAGTTATTCATCCGGTTGCCAATGTAACGCACCCTCAAAGAAACCATAATAATGTCTAAAATCTTTTAGTGTTTGTCTAGCATGAAATAACTCTAAAGGAATCTCATTACTATTTTCAACTATTGGCATGTAATAACGTTTTATTACACGTTCTAGTCTTGCTATATCTCTACCTAATGCATCTAATATAATATTATTATATTCTCTATCAGTTATAAGATCTTTGAGCCAATAATGATGCGGATCTTCAGGATTGAATCGCCTGAAAAGTTCTCTAGTCTGATAATATAACGCACGAATTGGATTCATAGTCGGCCTGTATAAATTTGTTATTTCTTTAAATCTAAAACTATCGTGGTCTGTAGCCAAATTATTCACCAGTGCGGTATATTCCCTTCTCAATGCCTTCCTAAGTGAACCTATGTTTCGGCTGATGTGTTTGCGGTAATCTTTATATAATGTATCTGCTAATTTTTGATACCGCGGTTGTAATTTGTGATAGTAGTGATCTCGTATTTCATTTATACTGTATGTGCCCTCTAATACTGTATGTGGAATAGTTTCAGTTTTTTCATACTTATCTAACTCGTTTTCTATACGCAAGACTACAAAATCTATGATTTCGCCTTTGCTCATACTACTATTTATTTGAATTTATTTCAAGTATAGTGTGTAGTTTTTCTGTTCCGTTGTTGCGAGTAAGTGTTATCATTGCGCCATTGTGTAAAGGCTTTGGCCATATACCTATATCTACCCAAGCATAACCACTGCTTTCTCCGTTTAGTTTAGGTGGCATAAATTCTTTTTCTACAACATACACAAAACTGTAATAGTAAAATTTTTTATCTTTACTTTGGTAAACATCTATAGGATTAAGTTTTTGTAGTTCTGGAACGAACCCAATTTCTTCTTTTAATTCTCGTTGAATACACTGATAGGGAGATTCGCCGCCCTCAACAATACCACCCCAAAAACCCCATGTGTGTTTGAATCGTTTATCTGAATTTCTTAACTGTAACAAGCATCTGCCTGAATCTTTAGCAAGAAAAACAACTCCTGCTCCTGTTGTAGTCATTTATAATACAAGCCTCCAATATCCTGGATTGTATATTCCTTCATAACTACTTATCCACGAACTATCGTGCCACTTGTATTGTTTTGATGTATTTGAGTTCAACACATAGTTAATTTCTGTAACAGAACTAGCATCAAAATCTACAACCCATTTGGTGCCATCATACTGTATTATATCATTAGCACTGGCGTCCACACCCCAATTGGTATAACCTGTTGCACTAATATCTTCAGTAATTAAGTATCGTTGTTCAGTTGCCGCCGCAATTAATGTTCCATCACCTGGATAATTAGCACGAGCATCAATTATTTTATTGACCGCTGTAAGTGTATTTGTTGGCAATGTATCACTATCAATATTAAACACTAAAGTGGTATCATTACCAGGTAATGCCACAATTGAACCTATTATCATGTAAAGTTCAGAATCTGTGTCATTTGATATATTAAGTTTTAACTTACTTGTTGAAGTAAGTTCGCCATACATCTTAATAAGGTCTAACCATTTTTGAGGTTGGCTTTCTGGATTAAGTAGAATAGCAGTTGATCCTACAATTTGCACCCAATAATCACCTGGTGAAACAATAATTTCTGCTGTATCAGCAATAGAATCAAAGAAATCATAATAATCTTCATGGAATCCTAACTCTACTAAATTATCAATACTATGTAGATCTGCTGTAATTTGATGTATAATGCTTTGTCTTTTAACTTTTGCTGGAGGACTTAACCAAATAGGAACTGCAAAGTTTAATGTGCATATATCTATTGTTTCATCTACCCCTTGCGGTAAACTTCTACTAGACCATATAATATCAATAAGTTCTAATTCAAATATATTAGTCCAATCGATTATATTAGTATTTTGTTGTAACTGTAAACTTGGATTAAACAATATTAATATTTGTTCTAGTATTTGTAATTTAGTATCTGTATTAGTAGTCCATATATCAACATTAAGTGTTAAATTATAGGGAACCGGCATATATTTTTGAGTAGTATAAAGGTTGCCCTGATCTCCGGTATAAGATCCCGTATCTGCATCATATTCTCTTTCTGCTACTTGCTCAGTAACAACCAAATTAGGATCCAGTGTCCTATCTCTTGCTATTTGTAGACTTCCTATTGTGCAACTAATAAAAGGTGCACTATTAATTACATTTTCAGAATTGTTACGCAAAATACTCGCAACCATTCGACTCATATCTCCGTAACGTGCAGGAACACGATTATAGTTCACGCCTTTTTCTGTATTTTCGCGAACCTTAAAATTAGAGAACACTCTAATAAGTTGCAACAAGTATCTTTTAACTTGTTCATCATACCAGTAATCTAAATTTTTACCTGCCATGCTTTTCTTCCTACTCTAAGTCTCTATTCTTTTCCCATTCTAAATCTTGTAAGTCCATTTCAAGTTCTTCAATTTTATATGCGACTTCTTTATATTTGTCATCGAAGAATTCTTCCGTTTTATATACAACAGATTCTAAGTTACTCTTTGCATCAAATACTTGATTTTTGTGGTAGTCTAATTCTTTTTCATCTAGGCCCAGTTTTTCTGCTAACGCACCAAGCTCATTGATTATAGTCATATGTGTATCAGCATATTTAATTTGTTTAGTAATATCTCTTGCCGCTTGTGGACCGTATTCTAATTTGTCTGCTAAAGGTTGTAATTGGGCTATTTGTGCTTGTATTTGTTCTGGACTAGCTTCTTCGTTAACTGCTCTTGGCATTGGGCCCATCGCTGGCATTGGCAATATATCCTTTTCTTTATTATCACGACTAATTAAATTCCAATTACCTTTTGGTTTACCTGGGCGTCTTGGATTTGCTGTAGAATTAATTAATGATGCTAACTGTTTAACAAGTGTATCGTCGTCGAGTGCCTTATCTTTTATTTGTCTTAAAATACTGTCTATGATATCTGCCTTGGCGGAAACAAAAGTACCCTCATCCATATCACCAAATATATCGTGTTTTTTGAATTCGGGTCCTTTCTTCTTAAGTTCTTTCTTCTTATCCTTATGTGTTACTGGTCTATTGAATTTTTCAATATTCTTAGCAACAGGATTTCTTTTTATGTTAAAAGGTTTTGGCTTTTGTGATTTGCCTTTGCCTTCAGTTATAATATCATTAAGTTTCATTTTATATGCTCTCTAATCTAACCATTAATTTTTCAGCACGGTTGGTTACTTGTTTATGCCATCTGCTATCTCTACCTTCAACACCTGCTTGTTTCCAATCTTGTGATTCTAAGGCTTTACGGAAGTTAATAAACTTTCCTAGTCTAGTTCTACCCATATTGAACATCATGTTTACCAATACCTCTTGCACAGTACCGGGCCAATTGTTGAAACTATCTCCGTATAAAGCGGTGCATTCGCTGATTGCTGTGTCGAGATCTTTTTCGAAGCACTCTTTAACCCTGTCTTCTGAAACCGGAGTTCCGACTGCTTGTCCTTGCTCAGGATCGGATGCGAGGACCAAGTGTCCGACACCAAAGGTTGGATACCCCAAGTGGTCTTTGTAAATCTCATGTACTACTCCTTCGTCGATTTTCAACTGTTCAAATACTGCTTCTCGGTCTAACTCAGTATCTTTCCCTGTGCCAAACATATTTGCTCCTATGTGTGTGTTTATTATTTGTATTTATCTGATTATGCAGATTAAATCAAAAAAAAAGCACACCGTGAGTGTGCTTTCATTTTTTAAGTAATTAAAAATCTTTAAATATTAAACAGATCCGTTATCAGCTATTGAACCGAAGTCCTTAATAGTGAGACTGTCTGTTACAACTAATACTGTTACAGTAGCTACGCCACTAGAAGCTGAACCAGTTGTTACTGTAGCAACAACATCTGTTGCTGAACTATATCTAGCCATGTAGTTACTCTGAAACTGGTATGTCTCAGTCATGTCTGCATCACCTGATGTGAATAATCTATCAGTGTCACCAGAATCTCCAACAATAATTGCTGTACTATCTGTTGCACTTACCCATGGGCTACCAACATCAACTGTTACTCCGTATACCATTGCATCTGCAGGTATTTCGAATAAAGTAGTTGAGCCGCTGTTATATGCTAGTTCAGTACTGACGTACTGAGCAACAGCATTGGTGGCGGTATCAAATTGTCCTTTAGTAAGGAAAGCTGAAGCAACTGTAGCATTGGCGCCTCCTACTTCCACTAATGTTGATCCATTATTGTCTGTGAACTTAAAATAGTCATCTGTAGTGTCTGTTAAGATTTTTAATCCGCGTTTTCCAAACTGTACTAAATTGCCCAGTCCTTTTAACGAGAAATTATTTATATCTGCCATTTCGTTACTCCAACGTATTTACATAATCGATTATATAGAAGTCTGTAAACTTTCTACAATTGTATTTATGCCTATCGGCAGTTAATCAGCTTATACTAGCAATAAATTTTTGTATATGCTCAGCATACCGCTGACATCCATATTTGTTGGGGTGACAGTCAGATTCTGATATCTGAAAGCCGTGGTCTTTTGACGTACTTAATTGTTGTAATGGGAACCAATCAGTGACACTATTAAAACAACGTGACATAGTTTTATTAGTAAAGTGCTTTTTTAGACCTGGACTTCTATGCTCCTCATATAAATATTGGCTATGTATGTCACCCCATATCACAGTAGCATTAGTATTAATTTTTTCGTAGTTCATTACTCTCTTTACAGATTCAACAAATAAGTTGTCCATGCCAGTGTAACCATTCCCTTTAGTAGGTAATAAAAATCGTTGCATGTAATCCTTAGCAAGTGTTACTTGATTTTCTCTGAAAGAGTCTTCTAGTTCAAAGTCACTATCTCGCATACCGTTTAGACTCGTTATTTTTCCATCTCTACCAAAAAATGGATAGCGAATATCTATAGTGAATCCAAATATCATTAAAGGCTTTTTAAATGTACTTGTAGTTTGTAACGGTTGGAACGATATTTCTGTATTACTTGCACCACCCCTAGACAAATTAACATATGGCACATTTAGTTCTTTTGCTAAGAAGACGGGCCAAGCATTCTGTGGTTCACGTACTTGCGAAATATGCTTTAGCACTAAATCTTCAGATTCATATACCGGGCCAATTGTGTAACTATCGCCACACGCAATTATTCCATCAAAATCCATTATTGTTCTCTAGTAGTTGTATAAAAAAATCAGCATACAGTTGTATGCCTCTTTCATTAGGGTGCTGATCATTTGCTTTTAGCCAGTACTTCTCGTCTTTGTTGGTCAAGTGTTGTAATGGCAACCAACCTGAATGTTTATTAAAGCAATAGTCTCTATAAGGTAGTAATAGTTTTCTATCAACTACATCTTCAGGGTCACTATTA